TTGAAGCTCGCACACGTAAGTTGCAAGCACGTTGGACTTTTGAATCTGCACAAGATGCACAAGCCATGCACGGTATTGACGTTGAAGCAGAAATTATGGCTGCTTTGGCTCAAGAGATTACTGCTGAAATCGACCAAGAGATTCTTTTGAGTCTGCGTTCATTGGCAGCAACTGAGTTCACATACAACCAAGCAACTGTTTCAGGTACTGCTACATTCGTTGGTGACGAACATGCCGCATTGGCTGTTTTGATCAACCGTACAGCAAACTTGATCGCCCAACGTACACGTCGTGGCGCAGGTAACTGGGCTGTTGTTAGTTCAGCCGCACTCACAGTGTTGCAAAGTGCAACTACCAGTGCTTTTGCACGTACTACAGAAGGCACATTCGAAGCGCCTACAAACACCAAGTTTGTTGGCACATTGAACGGCGCTATGCGTGTGTTCGTTGACTCTTATGCAAGTGACACTACACCAGTGTTGGTTGGCTACAAGGGTTCTTCAGAAGCAGATGCAGCCGCATTCTACTGCCCATACATTCCATTGATGAGTAGTGGTGTTGTATTGGATCCAAGCACATTCGAACCAGTCGTATCATTTATGACACGTTACGGTTACATCGAGTTGACAAACACTGCATCGTCTTTCGGCAATGCTGGTGACTATGTTGGCGAGATCGCTGTGTCTAACCTTTCGTTCTCCTAATCAGAGAATACTCCCCGGGATGGGAAGGCAAGAAACCTGCTTCGGCAGGTTTTTTGTTGGCTAAGTATTCACATGGAACTTTTAGAATCGGGCACTTGTCCAGGATCAGCCACTTTTAATCCAGGATCTATCTGTAATCTCGCTTGTGTGACCTGCGGGCCAAATCTCAGTACACGATGGCAGCAGGAACTGGGCATGCCAGTTGCACCAGGCAATCCCATAACAATCAATCAACAAACTGTGTACCGAATCCAGCAAATGACAGGCATAGTGGTTGGCGGTGGAGAACCTGTGCTAAACTTCAGTACTGAAACTTTGCTGTCTATACTAAATCCTGATCAAATGGTAAGTGTGCATTTCAATGGCACAGTATTACCCCGACAAAGTTTTTTGGACAAGTGCAATCGACTGCAAAACATACGTTATGTGTTTAGTATAGACGGAGTGGGCAAAAGATTTGAGTACCTACGTTGGCCTGCCAAATGGGACCGAGTGGTCAAAAACGTTTTGTGGCTGCGTGAACATGCACCTGACAATGTGCAATTTGGGTTGAATATTACAATTTCTCAGTTGAACCAACACTATTTGACTGAAATTATTGATTGGGTCGATCAAACCATACCGTGCAACAAGCAAGGTAAAACAACTCATGTGAGTTATAATCAAACAGGCGACATACTCACTCAAAAATATCTAGATGAACTTGATAAAAAACGAAATCAAAACTGGCGCGAGTCATTTCCTCTTGCAGTTGAAAGTATCACATGATACAAAGACTCAATGAACAATCGCCTTGGCCCACTGGTACCATGGAAATTATAGCACAGTTTGTTTTGGGAAATGTTTTGTTCTTGGAACAAGATGATGTTTCAGTGATTCACAACACATGGACACAACAACTGATCAAAGTTGCATCGGTAGTAAAACAAAAAAATATTCAATACATCTTGATTGATTGCACAATGAATCCAGAGATTATAGATAGAGTCTACAACAGCAAAGTGCCAACTCGTTGGCAATGTCTCCAGGACCTAAATGAAATTTGCAAAACGTATTACATCACAAGTGATTACACTTATTATTATAATAAACACGCATGGATTCAATTTTTTCCTGCATTCTTATGGACCATTGGCAGTCGACAAGTCGATGAGAATTTTACTAATTTGCCCAGCAGAAAATACAAAACAACATACGACACAGAACTGATAAAAAACAAGGGCATTATGTGTCTCAATCGAAATTTAACCTGGCACAGGCTATACTTTTTTTCTTTGTTGGCAGAACAGTCATGGTTTGATAAAATTACATATAGTTTTTTAAACAAGATTGAAAATAGACTAGATGCAGTTTGCATTAAAGAGTTTTTGAATGCACAAGAAAGTGAAAGAATCAAGTCTCTAGATCACTTGCTACCGATCGCTGTTGAATCAGAACGGTCAGTTAGTAAAGAACAAATTCCCATCATGTGGTTTGAAGGCGCAAGCAGTGTGGTAACCCCAGAATACAAGGATCATGCAATAAATCTAGTGACAGAGACCAGCATGACTGAAGGTATTATTCTTACTGAAAAATCATGCAAACCGTTCATGGCCTATCAAATACCTGTGATAGTTGGACCTGTAGGTGCAAACCAATTTTTACATGACATCGGATTGGATATGTTTGAAGACATTGTGCCATGGCGCACTTGGGACAGTCTGACTGATCACAAACTCAAAATGCAAAAAATTGTGGTCTGGCTAGGTCAGTTGTTGTCAGAATCAAACTCTGCGCAACATATATTAAGTATTCATCAACAGTGCCACACTAGGCTGATAAAAAACAAACAACGTTTCCACAGCCCAGAATTTCTTGATTTATTAAGTCGACAATTAAACCTTGAACCAGGATAGGAATTTGCTGATCTTTTGAGTGACACTAGTCCAGTCACCGCGTGTGGGCTGTCTAAACAGTCTTGCAGTGGGATACCAAGGCGAGTCATCTCGGTTCAACAACCAACGCCAATCTTGTCCGTATTGATTCAACATCACCCAGGTTGGTCTACCCAGTGCCCCAGCCAGATGACTGATAGCAGTATCCACAGATATCACCACATCCATGTGCATGAGCAAGGCCGCTGTGTCTGCAAAACTGGCAATAGTGCTTGGATATGCAGTGACTCCTGCTTTGGTCAGTTGGTCTTCTTCCTCGGGTGCGACATCAATTTGTAAATTGATCCATTCATATTGAGGATTTGCCTGAATCAAATCTAGTATCACAGGGAATGGCACACTCTTGTGTTGATGTATCCAAGAATCTTTGCGCCCACTCCAACTTACCCCCACACGCATGCGTTTTTTAGGTCCCAATCTATCCTGCCATGTTTTCATCAAGGCTGGAGTAGCAGTGAGATAACTTTGTATTCTTGACAAGTTGTCCAAGTTGATACCCAGTATGCCAGGGATACTCATGATGGGAACCCAGTAATCAAACTCGCCCATGTCTTCGTTGTATCTACCGGTGTGTTCTATAATGTTGCTTTGATTCAGCAATGGAATCAATCCGTCAGTTACCTGCAGTTTGATTCTAGCACCCATGCTGTGTAAATTAAAAATAAACCTGGAAAACTGAATACAGTCTCCGTGTCCTTGTTCGCCTACAACTAAGATAGTTTTGTCTCGAATGTCTTCACCACGCCAGCGTGGCTGTGAAAATTTTGGCTCAGTGCCTTGCAAGTGTTCAAACTGCCAACGAGTTTCGTATTGAGACCAACCACGTGCATAGTCGCCAGTCAACAAGTATGCCACTGCTAGATTAAATTGTGCAGTGATATTGGTGGGATCCAACAAGATAGAATGTTGTAAAAATGGTATGGCACGTTGCGGATGTCCCAGTTCACGCATGACGTTGCCGTAGTTACAAAATGCTGGTGCATTGTCTGGATCTTCGACCAAGACCTGTGCATAACATTTTAGTGATTTTTCAGGCTCGTGATCAGCACGATATTGATTGCCTTGTTCTATTAGATCGATTAGTTGTTGATTCATGGGGATATTTACGCCGTGGTGGTACCCTATTTTACATTTCTGCTAAATACTTGTCAACACAATACGGTGTTTTATGCGGCGATTAAACCCACCGCGTAGCGGCTAGAACCCGCATTGGGCTTCTATAAGGAGAAATCAAATGGGAAGAGCTCTTAAAATTCAAAAAAACAACGTTGGTGCTGGCACCAGTGTATCTGGAAGTAATCCAGTAGTTACCTCATACAATCAAACTGTTCTGGCAGACGCTGCCTATCCTAACTTTGGATCGTTGACTAACCCAGTGTATAATACACCAGTTCAAACGTTAGACAGCACCCAGTATCTAGGCGTAGTTGGTGGCTCACCTACTACCAGTACCGCAAGTGCAACTTATCCAGAAATTGCCTGTTTGGTTAACATCACATTAGCCAACGGAACCAGTACTTCCGCTCTAGAAAGTCCTAGTCAATACACAGGTCGTATCATACGCCAAAAAGGTTCGCACAAGTTCCTGGTTGCATATACCTATGCAATTACAAACGACGAAGACATGATTATTGGTCAAGCATATCAAATTGCCTCTCTTGGAACAACAAATTGGCAAGCATGTGGTGCACCAAACGGCGCCGCAGTTGGTGATGTCTTTACTGTTACAGCCATCGGTTCGGGCACAGGTACAGCATACCCAGTTGGACAATGTGTGTTATCAAACACAGCCACTCCATCATCTGGTAACATGAGTATTGCTTACTCGGTCGGCGACTCAAGTGCTGTGTATGCTAGTTATATTACCAACAAGTGGGTGCGTGACTGGAATGGTATGACTTATGGTAACTATAGTAACAGTAACCTTGGTACAAACGTTCAATCCAATGAAAATTTCTATCCAACCAACTTCTTTACTGATGAAGGTAACGTTACATGGTCTGGCGCTGAAGTTATTTCTAGTGCTCAAGCACAAAACGGCACATTGCAATTGGCACAAATTGCCAGCGTTACAAGTTAATTTGTAACCCCCAACAATCCTCCCGGATACATACTGGGAGGATTTTTTATGGCCGCGGCATTTGTATTAGGTAACGGTGTAAGCCGACAAGCAGTAGATTTAACAGCATTAAAAACGCTGGGTGCCACCTATGGATGCAATGCTATCTATCGTGAGTTTGTGCCTGATGTATTGATCAGTACAGATACTCCTATTAGCGAACGCATCCAAGCCGAAGGTTACAGCCAAAAAAACGTTCACTATACTAGAAAACCCCTGCCAGATTCGGGTGCAAGACGCATAGCACAAAAGTACTTTGGATTCAGTTCAGGACCTGTAGCAGTGGGTCAAGCCGCACTGGATGGAGCGGTTGCTATCTATCTCTTGGGATTTGATATGGGACCAACTCGCAACGGTAGATTCAACAACTGCTATGCTGACACAGAATTCTACAAAAAGAGTTCGGCCAATCCCACATTCACTGGCAACTGGGTCAATCAGTTAAAAATCATTGCCCGTGATTTTCCCAAGACCAGTTTCTTTAGAATAACAGGTGATACCACCGCCGAAATACGTGATTTGTTGGGAGTGGCAAATTTAACGCACATGTCCATGACAGATTTTCGACATCGTGTTATAACCAAAGAAATTTAGCCAAAAACCTAGACCCTGCTCTTTAGGTAAATATCCTAAGAGGGATATGGTTTACCTATGACACAACAGATAATAGATGTAGGGGCGGCAGCCAATGATGGCACAGGTGAGCCCTTACGCAATGCCTTTACCGCAGTAAACGACAATTTTACACAGATTTGGACCGCGGGACCAGTGGGCAGCCAGGTAAAAATCTCTGGCAACATAGTCACAACCACCGTTACCAATCTGGGACTTACGTTAGCCGGCAACGGTATTGGTAATATCACAGCCAACAGCACCATTGTTCCTGGCACACCCGGTGTGTATGATCTTGGTGCCCCTGACAGAACATTTCAATATATTTACGGTGACTACCTTGTTGGTAATGGCTCATTAATCACGGGAATCGTTGCCAACACCTCCTACAACAATTCCAATGTTGCGGCCTTCTTGCCAACCTACACCGGCAACCTAGTCAGCCTGACAGGTCCTGTTAGAACCACAGCCAACGTCATTGCCGGCAATATCATAACCAGCGGATTTTTAGGTGTATCTGGAAACATTTCCGGCGGCAATATTACCGGTGTTAATCTAATCAGTTCTGGATCGGTTTCGGCCGTTGGTAACATCGCTACCGCTGGTAACATCTCTGGAAATTACTTACTTGGTAATGGCGCATTCATAACTGGTATCACAGCAACAAATATTGCAGCCGGGGCATTGACTGGAACCACACTCAGTTCCAACGTATTATATTCAAGTTTAAAAGTCGTAGATGATTTGTTGTATTTGGATGTGATTGGTAATGTTACGACTC